AGTAGATGAGTCTTTTAACTTAGCCTTACTTGATGCCCGTAATAATCCAGAATTAAAACCATTTACTGACAGGTTTAAAGGTATCTATGCCCTTCAAGATTTAAAGGCCAGCGGTAAACCAGTACTTGTTCCTACCATTGCTGAGTATGTTGTATCCCAAGCAAAGATGGCAGACGTTTTAAACGAAGCCAATCTTGGTAGTATTGCAACAGAAGAATTTACAACTGAACTTATTAGCAAGGGCAACTCAGTTAGCACTGTTGCCGATAAGATAGCCAAAGCATATCTTCGTATTGATATGGCTCCTAAGGCTATTAAAGATACTTTGAGCCGTTATTTTCCAACTGTTGATAGACCTACTCTTGCTAGGACTTTGCTTCTTGGCGAAAAAGGTGTCAACGAACTTGTTGATGAACTTGAGCAGTATGAGGTCCTAGCCGCTGCAGAGCAGCAAGGACTTGGAGCAATTAGCCGAGCAGGCGGAGTAACTGCAGAGCGAGCAAAAGAATATGCTCGTACTGGTGGAACTTTCTCATCATTACTACCTAAGTTTGGACAAATAGCAACAGCACTACCTACGACAACAAAACTATCTCAGATTTCTAAAGTTGAAGATGTTGGTCAAGTAGGTTTAGAAAAGGCTATTATTAGTCAATCCGCAAAAGAACTTGAAAAATTACAGGAGTTGACCGAACAAGAAGAAGCAAGATTTAGAGCCAAAGCAGGACGAGCCGAACTAGGGCTTGCATCACAGCGCAGAGCAAACCGCGCTTTCTAAATAGAATCCTGAGCGGACCCATCGGCCCCGCCAGAGTAACAGACCGATAGCAAGAGCCAACCCACAGTCCCCGCGTGGTCATTGAGGCTTGCGACTAACAACGAATAGAAGGGTGGTTGCTATGAGCAACAACTACTGGGAAGACGAAGAAGACGAACTAGATACCAACGATGGCCTAGATGGAAATGACTTAGTTAAGAAACTACGCAAAGCCAAAAGGTCAGATGAGAAACGTATCAAGGAACTTTCTGAACAACTTGAGGGATTCCTCAAAGATAAGAAAGAATCAACCGTCCGTCAGGTCCTAGAAAAGAAGGGCGTAAACCTAAAGGCTGCACGTTTAATTATGAAAGACTTGGAAGAAATTAACGAAGAGACAGTTACTAACTGGCTTGGAGATAATGCCGACCTATTCGGAATTAAAATGTCAGATGCCCCCGAAATAGACAGGAACAACCTTGCTGCATTACGCAATCAAGATGTTCTTACTCAGGGAGCGGTTACTCCCGACAAAACGCAAGATGTTGAATCGCGTCTAGATAACGCATCCTCTACCGAGGAGATTCTAAGTCTCTTGCGTTCACAACAATAATCCGTTCATAGTCAAGGAGACTAAAACTAATGTCACAATATACATCAACCGCGAGCACATCTCTCGGTGGAACAGTTGGTGGCGCAGGTCTCGTACAGAAGGCGTATGACCGTCTTCTCGAGTTCGCTCTCCGTTCAGAACCACTACTTCGTTCTGTCGCAGATAAGCGTCCTGCCCGTCAAGCAATCCCAGGTTCAACTGTAGTGCTACAGCGCTATGTTGATTTGGATGCAAAAACTTCAACACTAACAGAGACAACTGACCCAGATGCAGTTGCTCTAACAACCCCAACATCAGTAACCATTACTCTTAACGAGTATGGTAATGCTGTCCTAGTAACCCGCGCTCTTGAGTTATTCTCACTAGCAGACGTAGACCCAGCAATTGCAAATATCATTGCATACAACCTTGCTGATTCTATTGATAAGGTTGTTGGAACAACTCTTGTTGGCGGAACTAACGTAATCTACGGTGGAAGCACTGCTACAAGCACCGCAACAATTGCTGCTGCTGCAACAATTGATTCAGCAGACATCCGCAAGGCTGTTGCTAAATTACGTGCTAATAAGGCCAAGGCTCGCCGTGGTTCTTACTACTGGTGCGGTATCCACCCAGAAGTTTCCCACGACCTGCGTGCAGAGTCTGGAAACCTAGGCTGGAATTTCGCTCACATCAACTCTGACCCAGCCGTTAATAACGTATGGGCTGGAGAAATTGGCGACTACGAAGGAGCATTCTTTGTTGAGTCTTCTCGTATGCCTAACGCCAAGGATGGCGCAGACCAGTCTGCTCTTGCTACAACCGCAGTAACCGTTGCAGGTCTATCAGCAGGCTTCACCTTTGGTGTTGCTTCTTCTGCTGTAATTGCAACACGCGCTGAGGTTGGCGACAAGATTTCTGGAACTGGCATTGCATCTACTGCAAAGATTACTGCTATCAGCACTTCAGGTTCAACAACTACATTCACTGTAGATGTTGCTAACACTGCTGCTGTAACAGCAACTACTGTTGTAACTGTAACTCCAGTAACACGCGTATTTGATACTATCCTCTGCGGACAGCAAGCACTTGCTGAGGCTGTTGCAGAAGAGCCACATATTGTTATCGGAAACGTAACCGATAAGTTGATGCGCTTCCGCCCAATGGGTTGGTACGGCGTACTCGGCTTTGCACGTTATCGTGAAGAAGCACTGTATCGTCTAGAAACATCATCTTCAATCGCTGCTCTCTAGTTGATTGACTCTGAGGGGTAGACCTAGAAATCTACCCCTTTGGGGTGAGTTCATTAGGAGGACTTATGACTGAATATATTTTTACAACTCCTGTGGTTGAAGAAGGCCCAGCAGGTCAAGCCCGCCTATTCTACTTTTATAAACTTGACAGGGGCATTACAATAGTACTAAAGCCTACAGGTGGATACGCACAGGTTCGCTTCCCAGTCGATGGTGACTTGAAAGCATTTCCTAAAGTATATGCAGGTGGCTATAACCACACAGTAGATGATGCTACTAAGGCAGCACTAATTGCTGGCGGTGTAGGTGTCACAGAGGATAACTTTACAGCGATATGAAACATTGGGAACATCACCCTGAGCCAGTAGAAGGATGCTTTGGCTGCAAGGGTTTGAGTATACAGATGAACGCTGGCGATGCGGATAGTCGCAGAACTATTCCAAATAAAAAGTTCAACAAAGAATTGGATGCCTACAAAGAGGCGAGAGCCCAAGGCATTCAGCCCGCTGGAACTTCTATGAAGAAGATTCAAGAGGCAGTTAAGGCTAGTGACATACTGGGTAAACCTTATGACTCTAGCAAGATGGCACCAACAAAACATATAAACAAACAATCAGCAGCAGTACTTAATCAACTAGGAGCATAAAATGCCAATGGTAAACGGAAAAGAATTTTCATACGGTAAAAAAGGTATGGCTATGGCAAAGAAAGAAGCCAAGAAGTCAGGTAAGAAAATGGTAATGAAGGCAGGCAAGAAGGCTGCTGTCAAGAAGATGGGCAAGAAGAAGTAGTCAATCTAACTATAGAAAGTAAAACAATGAACGAGCAAGAATATGAGAATAGAAAATCGTGGCTTATAGACACGGCAGAAACGCCTAAAGATAGAAAGAATCTTCCAAAAGAATTGGCTGACCTTAAGAAACTTTATAAGGCTAGTAGAAAAGCAGGCGGAATAGATAACTCTAACGCTAAGGCTCACGTTGCTGAACTCTATAGAAACACAAGGTCAATCAAATATAAACCGAACACCAAACTTGGTGGACGTGAGATGGACCCTGCAAAGGTTAAAGGTTTTAAATATGGAGAGGGTACAGAGTAATGCCAACAAGAATAGGTAATTTATCTAAACAATTTGATGGTATGCCAGGACGAATTCCTGTGCAACCTAAACCAACGCCTTCGCCAACACCAACGCGGAAAAAATTGCCAGACAAACCAAAAAAAATAAAAGGCGGCGTTAACCCTAGCGGTTACACTACTTCTATAGGTGTTAGTGGAATGTCTTTTGACCATAAGATGAGTTAACAAAAGAAAGGTAAGTAAATGGAAAAGAAAGTACAACGAGGTAAGGCTTATACAAAGTCTGGTGTAAAAACAATTAGTGGTAGTGCAGATACAACTGCTGTGCCATCATCACCAATCCTAAGACCTAATAGCCGAGGCTTCGCTAAGATGCGTAATGATTTTGAAGACCAATCAGGTGTCGGACCAGTTTATCGCTGGACATCTGGCAGATTTTCTCGATAACAATGTCATCAGGACAATTGAAACCGCACTACGGTTTTAACTCTGTACAAATCAAAGATGGATATGTAGTGCGGTTAAACAAGAATGGAACAGTAAGAGCAGTACTAGGAAAGTATGGGGAATATGGCAAGCAAAGCAGACCCAAGGCTTAAGAGGGCTGGCGTAGCAGGTTTTAATAAACCTAAGCGCACCCCTGGACATCCAAAGAAGTCACACGTTGTAGTGGCTAAACAAGGCAGCCAAGTCAAGACTATTCGTTTTGGCGAACAAGGTGCTGAGACTGCAGGCAAGCCTAAGGCTGGAGAGTCTGAAAGAATGAAGAACAAGCGTGCATCTTTTAAAGCACGCCACTCAAAGAACATTGCCAAAGGCAAGATGAGTGCCGCTTACTGGGCAGATAAGGTGAAGTGGTGAAGAAGAAAGCAAAGTCTAAAGTTAATGAGGCTGGCAACTACACTAAGCCTGGTATGCGTAAAGCACTATTCAATAAAATTAAAGCAGGCTCCAAGGGTGGAGACCCAGGAGAATGGTCTGCTCGTAAGGCACAGTTACTTGCTGTGCAATACAAGAAGGCAGGCGGAGGATACAAGTAATGGCACTGGCTAAATCTCAACAATCATTAAAGAAATGGACTGGTCAGAAGTGGAAGACTTCAGATGGCAAACCTTCTAAGGGTAAGAAGAGATATCTACCTGAAGCAGCGTGGGCTAATTTAACCCCTGCCGAGAAGAGAGCCACCAATGCAGCAAAGGCTAAAGGTAATAAAAAAGGCAAACAATTTGTTAAACAACCTAAATCAATCGCAAAGAAAACGGCTGGGTATAGATAATGGCAACAGGTACAGCAGGTAGTACGTTTACAAGCGAACTAAATCGCTTGGCTAATAGTGGGACATATCCAGTATTGACTTCATATCTGACTGCTACTGCTGCTGCTAACTCACTAGCAGGTACATCAGGTAAGGCGCTTATAGGCGCCCTTAATCTAGAGGCAGATGCAACCCGTCAGCCTAAAGACTTTAAGGCTTTAGGTGGTATCTGTAATGAACTTGCTAGCACTACTAACCTTTCACCTCTAGCAGCGTTAAGGAGTATTAACTTATGACAACACTAAGTGAAATGATTGATGAGGTTTTAATTAACCTTTCAGGTTATACCTATCAGCAGGACCGTTCTACTTATTTGACTACAGCAGTAACAACACTAACTTCCCCTAGTTCTTCGCCAACAATCTTGAGCCTAGGCTCCACCGACTCCGTAGGTAAAGGTGTCCTAGAGGTAGGCGAAGAGTTGATGTGGGTTGACTCATTTGACCGTATTGCTAACACAGCAACCGTTGCGCCCTATGGGCGTGGCTATCTAGGCACTACTGCCTCAACTGCTGCCGTAGATACCAAGGTCACAATCTCTCCTATATTTCCTAGGTATGTAATTAAGAAGGCTATCAACGATACTATCCGAGCAGTCGGAACTCAATTGATGGTTGTAAAGCAAACTACCTTTACCTTTAACGCAGCCCAAAATACTTATGACTTAAGTAATCTTAATATTGAATCTATCCTTACTGTTATGTGGCAAGACATTGGGCCATCTTTGGAATGGA